TCTATGCGTCCTCTAATGTTTTGATTCTTGATTTCAAGTCATCAATAATTGTTTGTTGTTCTTTCATACCTTTTATTAGTACAGGGATAAGACTTTCATTGCTCATCCAATATTGTGATTGTTTATCATCTTCATCTGGAATGTGCTGAACAAGATTGAGTGAATTTTTAGTTACACCTAATGATGTCAAAGATGCTTCAACTTCTTGTGCAAGTAAACCTGTAGATAATGGAGTGTTGTTATCATCTATTTTATGACGATATGTTTTAGGGTTTAATGATTTAATAAAATCTAAACCTAAAGTTAAATCACTGATGTCTTTTTTAAAATCTTTATCTGAGGGTAAAGAATAAGTATTAGTTGAAATAGAACCTACTTCAGTTGATCCTGAGTAAAACCGCAACAGTTTTCCATTACCCGCGCGTGTCAAATAAAGAACATCATCAGGGTGAGTTGCGTGACCCATTGATATTTGACCGATACCATTTATAGTCATTCGCGTTGTTGTACCTTCTGTGGAATTGGAAGTTCCGAAAATCATATTTCCGTTGTCTTCTCTATTCCAGTAATAAAAATCATTGCCGTACATAATAAGGTCTGTACCATCACCTTGAGCAGAACCAGTAGTATTGTTTGTCATGTGAATAGCTGATGAGCCTGACGATTCGTGAATATGTAAAACTTTCTCATAATGAGTAGTTGGACTTGAAATTCCTATGCCAATGTGTCCAGACGAATCTATACGCATCCTTTCAGTACCATTTTCTTCAAAGATAAATCCACCATTCCCAGCCGCGTTCAGTTTCATCCAATCATTATCACCACGAATATTGACTGTATTATTACTGACAGCAGCATTACCAGTACCGCTTGTGCCTAATTGGATTCTGACATCTGCTCCACCTGTTAAGTGTAGGTTGCTACCTGATAGACGCATCTTTTCACTACCACCAACTTGAAATGCTTGATAACCAGAGTTTGCACTATTGTAGTAAACACCACCTGCTGCACCTGATCCTGAAACAACACCCAAATCTAATGTTTGGTTTGTGTTGTTAGTAAAACGACCAACGATACCTGATGAAGAATTAGATACTGTAAATTTTTCTAAACTACTGGTAATCCCTATCCCCACGTTTTCACTAGAATCTATGGTTATAGCAGTAGCATTACCTCCATCAACTATGCTTGGGGTACTGGATAGTTCTATGGGTACTTTGGTTGTCATCTATGCGTCCTCTAGTGTTTTGATTCTTGCTTCAAGTGCATCGTTCTTCGCACTTAGTTCTTGGATTGCTTTTGTTAAAACTGGTATTAATCCACCTTGACCAAACGATTTTGCATCAGATAAAGTGTTGTGTTTGAAATTACCAACAAACTCTCCAAATCCAGATGCTTCAGCTTCTTGGGCTACAAAACCAGATACATTCTTTTCACCTGAACCTTCGCCCTCTTTCCAATCAAACTTTCTTGGTTTTAGCTTTAATACATCAGATAACCCTTGATCTAAGTCTTTTATGTTTTCTTTTAGTCTTTCGTCTGAAATACCATTTACAGTAGTATTAGTCGCATATATGTTACCCGAATAAGTAAGATAGAATTTATAATTTGCTGTACTTCTATCGTAAACATGGTAAGTACTTGAGGCTGTTCCATTTTGTACAGAATATGTATTTAAACCATTACCCATACAATAAAAACCGTTTTCATTCAAACTTGCAGAGGCAGTATTCCCTATTCCCACGTTTCCAGACGTATCAATAATCATGGCAGTTTGATGACTATGAGTACCTAGATATAAAGGTGTAGCACCCGCAGAAGAATTGTAAGTTGTATGTATGCGACCATCTGTACCATTATGTCCCATTCTAATCCAAGCATCATTATTGTCTGCTTCTAATACAAGTCCGTAATGATCGTTGCCTGAGTCTTTTATGTATAGATAACCAGAGTTAGCCATTCTCATTCTTTCAGTAAAAGAGCCATCTGCGTTTTCTATACCAAACCTCATACTTTCGGTATGGTCACAAGCTAAACCTAGTGAGTCAGTATCAAAAAGATCATCACCAATAATTGAATGATCGAATCTTACTCTGCTTGTACCACTAAGGATTAGATTACCACCCAAAGTAGTATGTAAATCTTCATCAACACTAATTGCTGGTGTAGTTCCTACTGCTGAACCTTTACCTATTACCAGATCATCGGCAGAATCATCAAGACCAATATAATAGTCTTGAGCGTTACCATCAAAAACGATTTTAGTATCTTCTGCACCTGCATCTCCTATTATTAGTGCTGGAGCTGTACCTTTAAATTTAATCTCTGTATTAGAAGCACCTTCAGCTATGGTTAATACTTCTGTACCTGCTACATCAAAACGTATAGTGTCGTCATCAGTCCCTTCTTCACATTGAATGAGTGTATCCGAGTCTGCGTCTACCAATTGGGTTGCTGTAGATATGTTAGTTGCTTTAGCTAATACACATTCGACATAGACACCAGAAGGTACAGCTTCACTGAAAGTTACAGTAGTCCCTGATACTGAATAGGTATTTCTAGCTTGTACGACACCATCGAATGTGACTGTAGTGTTGTTCTCATGCACTGGTGCAGTCGGTAAGTTTAGTGTGGTTAAGCTACCATTTCCAGTCATGGTCGCTATAGAATGATTAGATCCACCTACAGCAGATACAAAATGATACACAGTTATTTTACGATTATTAGATGGTGCAGTAGCAAAAGTAAGCACGTTCCCAGACAATGAGTAGACACTGTGATCTTGGAAGACACCATCTATCATTACAATCAAATCGTTTTCGTTGGCTGGTGCTGTAGTCAATGTATATGTTACATCACTACCATCTCCCACGAATATTTGAGTCTCTACTGCTGAACCACTACCGCCACTTCCAGCAATCGCACCCCACTCATCAGTATAGCCTTCAAATTTAGCTGTTTCTGAGTTATATCTAAAGTAACCTGCTGCTGGTGAGTTAGGGCGAGCTGCCGTATTTCCAGTAGGCATGTGTACTGCATCAGTGTTTGATCCCAAATCAAGACTCACATCAGGACTGGCATTATTTACACCAATCCGATTATTACTTGAGTCAACTTTTAGTGTATTAGTATCAACAGTAACATCACCAGATACAGTAAGACTAGATAGAGTTCCAACACTGGTAATGTTTGGTTGGGCTGCTGTACTTAAAGCACCTGCTAGTTCACCACTAGATCCATAAATAACTGCTTTTGAGTTGACGACAGTATTAGCCGATGAACCATCTAATAAATTGATCTCTGCTGCTGTTGAGGTTACTCCATCTAAGATATTTAGTTCTTCAGGAGTAGACGTAATTTGAGTGTCTGAGACTGCTGCTAATACTGGTAGAGTACCTGATACGTTAGGTAACGATATGGTTCTATCTGCTGTTGCATTAATTGATGTAAGGAAAGTTTCATGAGCATCAGCCGAACTACCTTCAAATACTACTTGGTTACTTGCGTTCATGGTTACAGAGTCCACAATTGTCTGTGTACCAGTAACACTTACATTAGGAACTGTTAGTGTTCCTGTAGATGGGTTATAAAATAAATTACCATCACTTTGTAGACCAATACTTGCAGCACCATCAAGATCATTAACAAAAGTTATTGCACAATCTTGATTAGAGCTTTCATTGTCACTTACGACAACATTGGTAGCAAGAGTAGCTAAAGCTACATCTATATTTGAAGTACCATCAAAACTTGTACCTCCTATCGTTCTTGCTGTAGCTAGTGCTGTAGCTGTCCCAGCTAGACCTGTAGTATCTTGATTTAAAGTCCCAATAACTAGGTCAATATCACCTGTTGAGTCTTGATACGTTGCAGTAATACCTGTCTCAGTATTAGTTGATGTAAACATAGCACCGACAGTATCTTGGACAACTTCAGATAAATCTATGTTGGATGTACCATCAAAAGATACACCATGTATCGTTCGGGCAGTTTGAAGTGCTGTAGCTGTGCTAGCATTTCCGCTTGTACTTTGATTTAAAGTACTGATAGTAAAATCAATTGTGCCATCACTGTCATGGTATACCAGCGAAGCACCATCCTCTGTATTACTACTAAACATAGCACCGACAATATCTTGTATGGCTTCTGTAGTTAGACTAGCAGCACTTGAGGCAGCCGAAGTCGCGCTTGACGCGGCTGCTGACTGAGATGAACTTGCTGCCGATGCACTTGAAGCTGCTGCAGTAGCACTAGAGGCTGCTGCTGTTGCTGAAGTTGATGCTTCATTGGCTTTTGTAGTCGAAGTTGAGCTACTTGCTGCTGCTGCATCTCTATAAGTAAGTGCTAAATCTCTGGCGGCTTCACTGGCAGTCTTGGCTGTTTCACTAGCTGTCTTAGCAGTTTCCGAAGCTGTTTTTGCAGTAGTCGCACTACTAGAACTTGAGCTTGCACTTGAAGCCGATGAAGCTGCTGATGTAGCACTTGCAGCAGCATTGGTTTCTGATGTAGCTGCTGCTGCTTGACTGGCTGCTGCTGCATTTACGCTACCTTCAATAGCATCAGTTTCGGTGCTTGTAGCTCCAGAGCTTGAATAAAAACTTGTTTTTGCCATTAATTACTCCACGGACTATATATCTAATTGATAAGCAGGTCTTATAGATTGAAGACTGCCTGACATTTCAGCATCGTTAGCTTGTTCCTGTATTTCTATTAAGAATGAAAGATACGTTGTTTCAAATACAGTTCTACGATCATCAAGAAAGTAATCACTTGCGTAAACTAAAGCTGCATAGCAAATTAAATCTGATGCAATATCTGTTAATACATTGGTATCTGAATCAGCAGACAAAGCTGTATATTGAGCGTAATAATTTAATATTAGACTCCCACCTGTAGGCTCTGGATATAACAAGAAAGATCCACCTTCTCTAGTAAACATGTGGGGAGATCCAGTTTGTCCTGCTTTTTTATAATCCTGTATTTCTTTCATAGGTACTCTACTTAACGTGTGGTTATCGTAGATTAAATCTATGGCTTCTAAGAAATCATTTGGTATTGTTACTTTTGAAGTCTGAGCTGATATTGTGTATGTATGTTGTTTTTCCATACTTGGTATTCTCAGTGTTCTTTGGATTCTAGCAATACCTTGATCTATAAAAGTATTTGCTAGTGCATCCGTTATATCACTACGATTTAGTAGTGCTTTAAAATGTGTTCTTAGATCACCGTAATTCATTATTAATAAACTCGCTTGTTAGTAGTTATAAACGCATCTAAATTCTGCTGTTTTAATCTTTTTAATATTTCTTTAGGAGGTTCTTTGAGTGCATCAAAACCTTCTCTTTTCCATTGGTCATAAACCACAGCAGGAATACTTGCTACTCGCATGTAATCACCTGCTCTTGTACTCCTTGAATCCCATTTATCACTTTTTAAACCATCAATGTAACTTTGTGGTATCTGCTGTTGATTTTGGAGGGTCATTAATGAATCTGGATCTTTAGCCAGACGTTGCTCAACATCATTAAAAGGTGTGTTTTTGTCTTTTGTTGACATTTAAATATTCCTTTTGATAAATTAAAAAAAAGGGAAAGATTAGACATAGTTAAGGAGAGCAAAACCCTATATCTAACCAATCCCCTAATTTATTACTTACGACAATCCAGTAATCATTCCTGAATCAGCGAAAGACATGTGTTTCACAGAAACTTCACCGACAACATTGTGTGTGTCAGCATCGCCATTTTTAGCGAGTAAAGTTCTTGCAAATGGACGTAACGTAACAGTCCTAAACATAGATGGATCAATTAAGTACCCATGTGTGCTTAAATTCTGTCTATTTATTACAGTCCTCAATTCCCCGAATGGAGTTAGAATTACGTCAATCACATTAGTAAGTTGCTTCGCATCAATCTCACGATTTCTACCAGTTGCAGTCGCAAAACCAGCAATGATAGTAGCATCAGCAGGTTTAATCATGAATACAGATGGTTCAGAACCATTTGTGTAACATGTTTGGTGCAAAGTTAACAATTTTGCTTCTGTTAAAGCATCTGTTGAGTTTGAACCTGCATCTAAAGTTGTAGAGATTTGCTGATCTATTGATGCCATCTCTCTAGCGGTACTAGCGTTTCCTGCTGCTAGTGCATTAGAGATTCCTACCATTGCTCTTTCATAATCGTTCTTGATTACTTTACAGTTATATTACCGTAAGCCTGTTTATGACCTACTTCAATATGTCTCCATATTGCTTAGACTATATCTTCATCCCGAAGGGATGTTGGGTACTCTTGGAAAAGATTATTCTTTGGTTAGTCACTTTTCTAGTCGTTGGACGTTCTAACTACTTTTATACCTTTCGTTAGCTTCGCTGCTGATTGTCCTCACCATTACATGTTAGGAGTTCCCAGCAATTCACCCAATTATCATTTTATAATTACTTATAAATGAGCCTATTAATTAAGCGTTTTTGATAGTTGATACGCAGTTTCAGTGGCGCGACCATGTGTTTTAACAGCGTCAGCAGTACCAGAGACAGCAAATGCCTCAGCTATAATCTGACATGTGTTGCTGCGAAGTGTAGTCGGGCTGATAGTAATTGTAGAAGCATCTGCTCCTTCAACTTTTTTATTGTCAGCACTAGCTCTTAACGCATCCTCCATCCACTCAAAAGTTCTTGCAGAAGTCTTTTCGTTCTTGACCATGCTTTGAAAAGGAGTGGCAGTTGGAGAAATCATTGCTATAAGAGATGATACATCCTCGGCTTGACCTACAGAAGTGTAGGTAGTATATGTAGCCATGTTGATTTTCCTATTGTATTAAAGGTTAAAGATAATTTAAGATTCCCAGCCTGCTAAGATTGCTGCTGATATGTCATCTAAATCATTACCACCTTGAGTTCTAAGTTTGTCGTAGGCTGCTTGCTTACGAACATCTTTAGTTTGCTTAGGTGATGGGGGAGCTTTCTTTGATCTTAATACTTTAGTTTTCTTGGCTTTCACCTTTTTAACATTGGCTGTCTTTTTAGATTTGTCATACAGCATAGCCTTATGTAATAACTTAATTACAGTCGGGTCTGAATACTGGTTAACTTCCTGTTCAGGCAATCCAGATGTTATAGAAAACTCACGAATTTGGTCATACAGTTTTGTACTCCACTCAGGTATATCTCTTTGTAAGACTTCTATAGCTTTTTTAGCGTTTTCTTGCTGTTGAGCTACCATCTTTTCTTGAGCTTCAGTATAAAACTTTTGACTTTCTTCTTTTAAGTATTTTAAATCACTTTGAGCTTGATTTGCTTCAGAACGTAATAGAGCAAAATCATCAGCTTCCATTGTTTTAGAGGCTAACAACATGTCTACTTCGGCATAAGGCTTATATCGTTCTTCAGCTCTAGTTAACATACTTTGCATCACAAAATCAGCTTGTTTAAGAGCTTCATCTGCTTCTTTGCGCTGGTTACTTACTTCTTGAGACTTCTTGGTAAGACTACTTTCTTGTCCGTGTAATCGTTTCAGAGACTTAACAGATACCTGCTCTACATTCCCATCCACTGTAACTTCAACAATAGCTTCATCAGGTAAGACTTCTAATTCTTCTTCTGATTCTTCTTCCGATTCTTCAGAATTTTCATCTTGATCTTCTGTTTCGCTATTGTCTTCATCTTCAATTTCTTCTTGGGATGTTTGCTCAGGGTCTTCATTCTCATCTTCGGCTACTTCGTTTTCAGTATCCTCAATTACCGCTTCATCAGTAGTCTCACCTGAATCATCGGTTGCCTCTAAATTACCTTCTTGGGATGGCTCATCAGCGTCCCTCCAGTTATTTAAAATGGCTTCAGCAGCTTCATCTATTGATAGGGCTACTGGAGACGCGGGGTTTTGTTGGACGTTATCGTTTGACATGATCCTTTACTCCTCGTTTTTGCTGTTATCGCTTTTTAGTTTCTCATTAATTTCATCTCTTACAGAAATCCGTTGTTTCAATGTATTAACAATATCTACAATAGCTCTGTAATGAGTGTAGGTTACTTCTCTTTCTTTTGACTTATCAGGCTCAGAATTTATAAAAGCTTGAAAAGTCGCTTCAACAAGTGCATTGATTGTGTTCGTGAATACAGGAGTATTCATAAGTTCTTCTGCATCGTCTCCTAATTTCACTAGGGTTTCTTCTTGTTTGCTCATTTGTGTCTCCTTTAATTAGACATAAAAAAGCCTCAATAAAGAGGCTTGGGGGGTTACTATTTCTTTTTCTTTTTAGGCGGTCTGCCTCTTTTTTTTCCATACGTTCCTTTTCCTGAAGGCATACTTTTCTCCTATGCGTTTGGACTTGCAATTGCGGTTATTTCTTCTGCTCTATTTGCTAATTCTAATTCAGCAGCATCTACAGCTTTCTTGTGATCTAACGTGTCTTCTTTGATATCAACTTGATCTGATTGGATAGCAAATTGGTTCTCAGCTTTCATGACATCTAATTGATGCTTGAGTTTATCTTTCTCAATATCACTTTGTAATTTAGCCTCACCTATAACAGTCTGTCTTTCTTGTATTTCCATTTGCTTCTGTGCTAATTCCATTTGCATCATTGCTGCTGGATCTGGCTGTGGTTCTGGTAGTTGTTCTGGAGGTGTTAAGAATGTTGTAGCATCTTTTATTCCATTTAATTCCATAACCTTTTTCATTAATTCATATTGGTTATTAGGTGTATACATACGTTGTAAACTTGGGTCTTGAGTAAATGTTTGGTGCATCCCAATCATTTTCTGTGACTCTCTTTCTTGTTCACCATAACCAAGATGCAGACTAATAGTTACATCTCTTTTGTCAGCCCATTGTGCAGGTGTAATGGCGACATATTCACCACCAATATCTACAATCTTTTCTTGATCTTCATTTTCTACACATAATGCGTATATCTCTTGATACATTGGTTTAATAAATTGAGTTGCAAAATGCCTAGCTATAATCTTTTGTCTTTGCTGACTCATAGTTTGTAGTTGTTCTATCATGGCAGCACTGTTTTGTTTACTAACAGCATCTTTATTTAAACCTTGAGATATAGCTGCAACACCAGTTGTATCTTCTAGCTGCTCATCTAGCATCTTGATAGTTTGGAATACAAATGGGTTCAAATTAGGTTGAGCCATTGGAGTTATAGCATCAGGTCTTGTTACGTTTACAATACCGCCTACTCTGTTATCTATAAGTTCTCTTGGGTTAGGTAAAGAACCTTTAGTAACCATGTATCTTGGATTATTAGTAACTACAGCATGATCTAAAATTGACCTTGTTAATACAGTTCTTGCATTTTGTGTCGGAACAACTTTGTCGCCAAAATTACTACCAAAGAAAGAATGAGGGATAGGTATAGGGGAAAACGTAATGAAGGGTTTTCTGGTCACTTTCACTTTCGATAACAGTGCATTGCCAGCTTTGGTGATACGCCACAAATCCGCTATACCCGAACCCTCGATATCCAAATGTATATATGCTTCTACAATTTGTACTGATCGTACTTGGTCTTGGTAGTCGTTATTGTTAAAGGCAAGACTAGATCCTACGTTATCAAATCTAGCTAATACCTCTGGGTCTGTCTCATGGTCAACATCGGAATGATCTCCAATTTTACCAATGATTTCTTCTGAGTAACCTTCTTCTCGTAACTCAGATAAAGTTTTTCTAGTTCTGTGAGCAACAAAAGAAACGTCATCAAGACTTTTTGCTTGAGGCTCTATTAAAAATTCTTCAGGTGCAATGTTTTCTATAATGACTTGAGAAGTATCTCTTGATACAAGTATCTCTCCAGATGTAAACCCAAATTCATCTACTACACTATCACTTAACTCAATGTTATCTTGGGATATGAGCATATCTAATTCATCAGGATTTAGATTCTCAAAGTATTCTGGAGTGACTTCTTCTTGTTCTTGCCAATAAACTTTTGCTATACCATTTCTTGCTACAAGAGCATCATGGATAACACTACTCATAACGCTAAACATATCATTCTGTCTATGTGCTACATAGTTGACATAATTAGTACAAGTGTTAGCTTGAGCTACATCATCTGCATTTACAGCATCAAATTTAACTGTGTTTACTGCTCCACCACTAGAGAATGTTTCTAGTAGTGCTGATTTCATAGATTCTACTGCATCGTATACATCCTGTGATACATATTTAGAGTTTCCTGAATGTACTGGTTTTGGAAGTGTAGCGTTGTAGTAATCAATTACTCTAGTACGTTCATTAGATATTTCAGAATCGTAGTAGCCTACTGCTTGTCTAACATTATCATCTACAAGTGCAATAATATTTGTATCATCCAATTTATCAAATTGTTTTTTTGCCATGTTTAAACCATCTCAATATAAAAGTCGTCATTAAATTTAACAGGTTGCCACGCACCTTCATGGACGTGGTTAGCTAAAGCCAAAGAAATAATAGTGTCATCAAACGCTCCTGCTTCTGCTTGCATTGCTCCAGATTCAGTTACGATGTAACTCATCATTTCTCTAATAGTTGTTTTATCATTAAGCTCTATTTCGTTTTCACGCATTGAAGCTCTTAATTGATCTATTATTAAAGGTTTTGTTTTTGCTGTTGTAGTAAACCCAAGCTTTATAGTTTCTCTGTCAGTTAATTTATCGACCTGTACTTCAGTATAAAAATTAGGATAATTCATATCTTTTGCAAGACGAGTACAGGTTAGTATTCCGTGAGAGTTATTCTCTACACAGATAAAAGCTTGATTGTAATATTCACCTAACGCATAAAGTATTTCAGAAAAATAATCAGGGTGAACGTGTCCTCTCCAGATAGCTACTTGTCTTTTCTTTGAATCTAAAACTTGAGCTACACTGTAGTCACCATTTCTTACACCCATAGCAACATCAGCACCAATAACATACTGTTCACTATCTTGGTGTTTTCTGTAAGTTGTTAATTCACCTCTAGCGTTGTTTACAAACTCATCGCCTTCTAATGCTAACCTATCTATTAAATCAGGTGTATTAACTAAGATTTTCTGTAGTTGCTCTGGATTAAATACTGGTCTACCAGTAGTTAAGAAAGCTTCTTCTGGCTCTGCTGGGTATTCTTGTCTAAATAAATCAATACCATTCTGAGCTATTTTTCTCCGCCTGAACATGAGCTGTTCATCATCTAAATCATATTCTTTGATTAGATCATTTTCTTCAGGGGTTCTTTCAAAGTTTTTAGGTACTTTTTCTCTGTAATTAGGGTCAGTAAACCACGGTATAAAACAAGGTACAAAACCATTACTACCATCACATGCACCTCTCCATAGATCGTAGAAAACTCCAGAAATACCATTGGCTGTTGATTCTACAAATATGGCTGTACCTTTTGTGTTTGGTACTGCTTGGGTTAATCCATTCCAGTTATCTAATGCCGTACTTTTTTGCCAGAAAGCCAATTCTGAAGCATGAACGTGAGTTAAGGTTTCACCTCGTCCAATACTTTCTCCACCTGCTGTTGCGACCACAAATCCTGAATCTAAAACATCAAAGTTAATTTCTCGTCTTGATGAATATTTTGTATGTGGTTTTAATATATCAGGGCAATGCTCATGAAACCTTTTTGTCATATCAAATAAGGCTCTTGTTGAATCCGCATGATGCGTTACGACCATTGCTTTTCTTGCAGGTTTTTGACTTACAGAAAAATAAAAATAACCACCTGTATAAGTAGATAATCCTTGTTGTCTTGCTTTGAGTATTATGACTCTGATTTTACCTTCAGTATCCATCTGGTCATTGATTACTTTATTAAGTATCTCTTGTGCTGGATTTAGTTGAAGTGGTGCTATTTTTCCTTCTTTGGTTCTTATCTTTAAAGCTGATTTGGCATAGAAACTAAAATCATTCAGTAACTTCTTTCTTACTTTCGCTAGTTTCTTGTTCATTCTGTTGCTCATCCTCATTCAATAATGAAGCCAAAAAGTCTTCAGCCTTACTGATAGATACATCACTTTTAGAGGCAGGTTTTGATTTAGTAAAATCTAAAACCAGTCTAGCTGCTGCAAGACGTTCTCTGGTTTCACCTACAAGACGCATGATTTCTACGGCTGTAGACAAAGCTTCTTTTTGATAGTCGTCTTCAATGTTGTATTTTTCACTCATAATTTTTGTTACCTTTTTTGCTTCTTCTTTTGCTTTTTTTCTTAACGGTTCAATGGTTTCTTTTCTATAACCATCGGGTACACCTTTTGGTCTACCTCCGTTTTTTCTTGGTCTTGTTGACCATTCCTTTCTTAATGCCCTTCCCTCTGGTGTCGACATCAGCGTTGCAAAGTAATTGTTCTTCGGTGCTTTTGTTGGATGTTTTTTCTTTTTGGGAGGTGCTTTTTGTCGTGCTTTTCTCATCTATATTATCCTCAAGAATATCTAATATTATTTTACGAGTACCTAAACTTGCTGTAGACAACATTTCAGGAGGTAGTTGATCTCGTATTTCTTTGTATATTATTTGTTTGGATTGGTTAGAGAGTGTTTTGTGGGATTTTACTGTGTCTATCTTGAGTAGAATATTTAAGTAATCTACTGCGTTGTTATTCATGTAGCTCTCCTGTTTCTAAAATGTTAAGGGGATATAGCTCCTTGTTGTAAATTTCTAATATATTCCCTTCTCCTATCTTCTTCAGCTTGTTGTGGGATACCAGATGCTTCAAGCACTCTTGAACTTTGTAAAGCAGGGTTATAAATAGACTGTAGAGTATTGTTTACGTTTGAAAGCGGATTAAGGAATGGGTTAATAGCACCTTTAAATTGACCAGCGCGCAAAGCTCCTTCACCTAATAATCGCGGTGATGACAAAACTGTAGAAGCAGCAGCTAAACCTGCAAGTGGCAGATTACCTGTTGCAGTAGCCGCGTAAAGTCCTCCTCCACCTGTACCTGCTGTTAAATATTTACCAAGACCTTTTGGGATAACACTGTCCGTAGAGCTAGCAGCTAATTGATACCTTAAATTTGGCTGGTTTCCTTTTTCAGCTAGTTCATCTAATAGGTTTCCTTTAAGTCCAAAACTTGTGTTTACATTATTACGAGTAGTTGCTTGTAATTTTCTTGCTATAGCTTCTACGTCTTCTATTTTTCCTTCTCCAAGAGCTTTCTTAACTTGATTTTGTAAAGTTATAGATTCCTCATAAAGTTTCATTACAGGCGTGTATTCTGGAAACTCAGATACAATAGTATTTCGTATATTGTTACTAAAATCAGAAACAAAAGCCTTAGAATTTCCAGCTTTAGTTGCGTCAGGCATAAAATCATTCATTGATTTTTTTAGAAAATCTAAACCTTCAACGGTATGTAAATCTGGATTAGCTACCCACTCATCTACAAAAGCCTGTATTTCTGTAATTTTACTTTTAATTTCTGGAGTTGATACCTCTCCTTTTTTTGTAGCTTGTGTAAATTTAGATTTAGTTTTATTAAAATCATCTAAAACAGCTTGTGGGTTAACTTTAGTTTTGTCTAGTTTCAGTTTAGCCATACCTTCTCTGTACTTAGCAGCTCTTTTGTCTGCTAAAGTGTCTAAACCTTTTATATAAGAGTTAACAGGCTCTAATGCTGTTTCAAAACTTTTATCAGCAGCCATTTGCGCCCTCATTAAAGCTGTAGTTTCTTTACCTTTTTGTGCGCCTTTGTATATATCAGTTAAAACACCGTCCCCTATTCCAGCTTGTGTTTTAACTAATTTTCCAACGGTAGCTTCATTTAAAAGCGCTAATCCTTTGGGGGTATTTGACGCAGTTTTAAGTAGTATATTTGTTGGATCTATAGCTTTAGTTACTTTACTTACGGCACTACTACTGCTTAACGGTAATCTGGCAAGACTTAAAGGTATAGCTACGTCTGCCATAAATCCTACAGGATCTTTAGTAAAAGTTTCTACTGCCTTATCAAAATCACCGTATCTGTCTACATAAAATTCACCAACGGCTTCTGCTAGTTCTAAGTTTTTTTGGTATTTGGGTTCTCTATAGGCTTCAGGTATTGCTGCCTGTATTACACCTAAACCTAACTCTGCCACTGAGCTTATTGTATCTATTGGGCTTAATAAAGGAGTTAAAGTATCAGAAACAAATTTAGATGTACTAGAAGGAATATTACCAATAGTTTCTACTGCCCTATCTTTAAAAGTTTTTTGTTTTGCTTTTTGTTTTTTTAATTCTTCTAAAGTTTTCATGGTCTTCTCTTATCATTGCGTCTAAGCACTTCTTCTTCAAGAGTTTTTTCCCATAAAGAACCGTCATTAGCAGCTACATAAGCTTCTTGTATTTCTTGGTCAGACATATCAATTATATCCAGTTTATAATCTTTGATTAAATCCCTAGAAAAATCATCTACCGTATATCGTTTTCTTTTGTAACCAGCTAAAGAAGCATTGTTGTTTTCATAGTAAGACACAGTATCTTGTTCGCTCTCAATAATTTGTTGAACTTGAGCTTTTAAATCTAGCAATCTCTCTAAGTTTTCTTCTGCCGATAGATTTGGGTTGTAGCCTCTTAATATTAAAGCTTCTCCTTCTTTTTCGGTAAACTGACCGCCTAGAATTTCTTTTAATGATTGCTGAACAACGGCTGCTACTCTTTCTTGTGCCATAACACCTTGTTCGTTGAAATACGCTGCTAACGAAGGTCTATTAGCAATTATACCTTGTGGAATCCCTGAGATCTTGACTCCATTTTTAGCTGCATATTCCATAATTTCTTGTGCATCTTCTAATTTCTCAAAGTTTCCTATATTTTTAGCACCCCTTCCTTTTTCCCCGATATAATTGACGTAGAAAGTCCCAAACTTTTCATCGGTAGAAACTTGACCTACAGTTAAAGGTTCATCAAATTCGCGACCTTGTTTTCCAGCAGTTTGCCCACGCGATTTTTCGTAAGCAAGCACTGGATTATATTTCCCAGCACCTCCTATACCTACAATATCGTCTATTTCTTGTTTTAAAAGCTGTCCTTTTGGTGACTGTTTTTCTTCTACAGTCATATTTTGATATTCTTCTCTTTTAGAGTTTAAATATTGTGAATTTTGTATTAAGGTTGTGGGATCTAGTGAGCCATCATCTCCAGAATTATTAATCATAGCTACGTTTTCTCTAGCCATGTTATCCATGTTGGCTAATTGTAATCTTAACAATCTGTCTTTTTCGGCTTGTTGTAGGGTTCTGTTGTAATCTTCTATACCACTTTTAGCTTGACCAGCAGCACCTAAAGCTGCCGACAATCCTAAAGGAGCTTTGGATAACATTTCTAAACCAACTCTAGTTAAACCTTCAGCTCCACCAATGCCACCATAAGGATTAGGTTGCTGTAGGTTTTGATTAAGGTTACTAAATGCGTTTTTAGCTCTATCGTATAAAGCCAAACCTTGTGTTGTGAAGTTTCTACTGTTAGCCATTATTTCCTCTTTTTAAGCTATAGGTTGTCCGAACATACCGTATTGAGGTACTACTCTGCCATATCCAAACCCTGTTGGAGAAAATCCTGTGTTTGGTGTCATTCCTGAGTTATTCATTGTATTTGGGTTACTAAATGCACTATTAAACTGGTTATATAAACCGAGTCCTGCTGTTAACCCACCTAATGCGCCTGCTGCGGTACTAGAAGTTTTAACTACAGGATTCTGTGGGGAATTAGGGACTGCTGTATTGTCTAGTATTCCTCTTTTATATTTAATTTGTAAATCTAACGGTAAATCTCTTGCTGCATTAAATCTATTGTATTGATCTGTCATAAACCCTTGATCAAAACCTCGTAAGTTACCTCCTGCGGTCAACATTCTGTTACCAGCAGCATCTATAGCTGTATTTCCGATATTATAAACATCTTGTAAACCACGATTAGCTGATAACCCTTGCCCAAATTGTAAATTACTTTGTCTTAAATAATCATCCATCAAAGATTTGTTAATATTAGTTGTTACCTGTGCTTCTCTATCTCCTCTAAATCTATTAGCTAACGCTCTTTCTATTCCTACAGCAGAACTATTGGTATTATTACTGGCAGACGCACCTAGATTAATAGAAGGTAATACTTGTTCATCTATTCTACGATTAGTACCTCGCATAGCAGCATCAATTAATGGCTGTGAGTTAGCTAAAGCATAATCTTGTGCTGCACCAATAGTGTTTGCGTTGGATCTATTGTATAAATCAGCAAAGTTTTGACCAAATCCAAAGCCAGTATTAGTTAAATCGGCTGCTTGCCCTATACCAGCTAAACCTTGTGACCCCATGTACTCGTTA